GCCTGCTTAAGGAATATAATACCTTCAGGATTTCTAACAGCTCCTGTAGTACCACTCTTAGCTGGTGTCTTCTCCCTATTTAGATAGAAGGAATAATCAGCTATAGTAAGTATGTCTAATTTGTCTCTAGGATTAGTAGTAGTCAGATATGTTAATGGTGTACCTGATACCCCTACAAGCGTCTGAGCTGTCCCTGAGAGTGATACTATATCTATGCCTGTTGTAACACTAGACTGAGATGTAAGGACACAGAATCGTTCTTCCTCGTCCCTATCAATCCAGTGTACATGAGCGTCTGTACCTATCTTACTAGACATCTTAGTTATATGTTCCAGAGGGGGTCTCTTCTTAAGACCTTCAGCAGCTGTTACTAAACCATTGATCTGTTCCTCACACTGTGATGCTAGCCTAATAGTAGGGGGTTGCTGTGAGACACCATTGATTAGATTAGATATTTGTTCAGTAATTAGAGGCATAGGTTAGTACAACTTTCTATAAGTTTTAGTAGTATTTATCATGTCCAGTGTTCCCCATCCTACGTTCAATCCTGCTCTCTCTGTGTCATCGTCCATTAGATCAGCGTACGCTTCTACCTCTTCCTGACGGTTTACAGTCTCTGCAGATACTTGTCCTACTATCTCTTGTTGAAAGACTCTTGAAGCCTTTGCAGTTATGTAGCGTCTAGCGGTCTGTGGGATGTTCTCAAACTCTAAGAGCTTGATGACTGTTGCATTAGTGATAGCAGCAGTCCAAATAAATGTGTTGTTGTTAAGATCATAAGCATACATTGTACCATCTGACTGACCTCTTAAAGTAGCTAAAGTACTTGGGAAGGTTACTGATAGTACGTTAGTTCCTACAGGTAAGTGGTTGCTTGAATTAAGGCTGAGTGTTACATCCCACTCTGTATTAAAATACCAACCCTTCTGCTGTACTTCTCTGTTAACCTGTGAGAGTGTACGCTTAGCCTGTGTAACATCTACTGTGGTTGCATTAACTAGGGAAGAGACTGAGGACTCACCTATAGCGGCTAACAGATCGTTAACTGCTTCTAGTTCTGTTAGCGGTGTTATAGAAAATTGTGTCATTATTTAGTTCTCTTGTAATTGTTCATATTAAGTTCTCTCTCTAGCCATGAAGTTACAGCAGTAGCCATAATATCCTTTGAAAAGAAAAAAAGGCACTAGCAGAGTGTTTAGCTCTACCAGTGCCTTAAGTGTGTTATCTAGCTTTCGGTTACAACAGTACCGCCAGTACCCATAAACCAGACATTGATAGTACCAGTAGTATAAGCAGAGATACGAGCACGAATGTTCGTAGCCATTACTTTACCTACCTGCACATACTTGTCTGCGGTTACTGCAGATCCAATGATCTCCCAAGTAGTCCCATTATCAGGACTAACTTCGATAGTCACCGTAGCCGTAGTAATACCAGATACTAGGATGCCTACTTCCACCTCTTTGGTGGAGTCTTCCATAGCAATAGCTGTACCGTTTCCAACAGCCACAGCTGCGGTTTGCATTAATGTTGCCATACAACAGTCTCCTTTCCCTTAAGAGGTTTTAAGTTCAATACATGCTTCAGGACGCAAGAAACCGTGACCCATAGCATACTTAGCTACAATCCACCAGCCTTGATTCTTGATAGCATATTCAGTTTCTACAGCCAAGTTCAAGAGCTTGACAGTAGCTACAGAAGACTTACTCATGATAAGAGCTTTAGTCGTTGAGAAGTTACCATCATGAGTCGTGATACCATTAGTAGAAACTACATTAGTTATAGGCAGGTTATTAGTCTTGACTATATTAATACCAGCTACCCTCAACAAATCACCCTGAGAGTAGTTTCCTGCTCCACCCCAGTCACGGTTGATGAGATCAGTAGTCTCAGCCATCAAGTAGTACTGGGCTGGACGGACATACATAAAGCGATCATCCTCAGGGACGTTGTTCTCATCTAACTGCTCAGCAGCATCAAAGAGTCCTGAGCCTAGCGTAACTCCTGAGGTGCTATAAGCAGCGTTCGTAAGCACAGTTCCACCATTACCACCAGTGACCAGTGCAGCTGAACGAGCACCAAGCAAGCCCTCTTGTAGGACGTTCTTATCCCACTGAGTACCTAACTCAATACCAGCTTCTTTAGCATAGATAGAGCGTACATCAAAATGACTCATAGCTTCATCAAGGTTATTGACAAAGAATGAATTGAGTAAGAGGCCATCAACATTGACTAGCTTCTCGTTCTTGTTAACTGCGTTACCTACTAGCTCACGGGCTGTCGTGCCTGTGTTAGCGGCTGAATTGATATAAGCATACTCAGCTCCAGAGGTCTTCCAGATCAAGGGAAATTGTACTGATACTCCCTGACTGATAGAACGGATTACATGCTTGTCCATTGTGATTGAGGCTTGCTCAAAGGCTGTCAGAACTTCACCAGCATAGAGCTTGAGATATAACGCAGTACTGTCTCCAGCACTGTTCTTTTGTCCCGTACGTGTCATTACCTGTGCGGGTGCAGTAGTATCTGCAATTGCAGTCATACTATTCTCCTTGTATTTTATTATTAAAGTGTTGCTATTAGTAGCTAACGTTTTCTTTAACTTTTCAGATAGGAGTTACCTGCCTCGACAGACTTCTTCTTACTTGTTTAAGTACTTTGTAGCATGGTACTTCTATTAAATCCTACCACCTGAAAACAAATCAGATCGTTCTAGTTTCTTTCTAACATCTTCTCGATAAGCGTGGTCATTGTTATACCTTGGATCTTTCATAGCTTGTGTAAGCTCATTGTTAGACCTGTAAACATCACTACCCTCACTACCTCCTGAAGATTTACCACCGTATGTAGCACCTTCAGAGCCTACAGAATCTAAGTAACTTGCACGTAAACCTTTAGCTGCAAGCTTAGCCATGTCAAGGCTACCACTTTGTACAGCTCCGTTATATGTTGCCAGCTCTTGATCGTTCATGTTAGCTCTGGCCCACTCTATCATGTTGCCATACTCTTCAGCACCACCAACAGAGTCACGTACTGTATCACCCATCTGGGATGCTAGAGCATGTTGTCCAGCTATGTACTGATCTACTGTAGCTCTATCAACTCCTGCATCACCTAAGTTCTTATAGCTCTTGTCAGACAGTTCACCATTAGTAGTATACTCAGTTTGTAAAGCACTCATGTCAACTCCGTCAATCTGTACATCTTCAGGAACTGCTAGTGTGTCTTCTTGTGTATCTTCTACTGTGTTGTTGCCTAACTTCTTTTCTAGTTGGTCATAACTTTCTCTAAGCTTATCATAGTCACCACCAAACTTGTCCTCTTGTTCCTCTTCACCAACCTCACTAGGCCCTATGTCACCTATCTTCTCTAGCATAGCTTGGTTGTGTTCCTCTTCAGCCTGTGTATCTGGGGCTTCATGTGGAACTGTAAGTGTATCAGCCATTGTGATTTTCTCCAAAGACTTCTTTTACTGTACCGTTACGCATTTGGATAGTAGTCTTAGTAGATTCTCTAGCTCCCGGTGTAGTCATCCTTACCTGAGATATGATTGAGTTGTTTACTATAACTTCTTTAAGCTCTTGCTTATTGATCACCTGACGTTTAGGTATTACTTTCTTATTGGTATCTTTATCAGCCATTTTGTTGTTGAGCTCCTTGTTTAATCATGTCACCGCCCTGTGTTACAGCATTAGGAATAGCTGCCTTCACCATCTCAGCTTGTTGCTGTTGCTGCTGGGCTTGTTGTTGTTGTTCCTGCTCTTGTTGTAACTGTTCAGGAGTCTTAATCAATCCCTTCTGATCTATACCGAAGCCTGTGAATACACGCTTGATAGCATCTGGAATGTTAGTACTCGCTATAACAGCTTCAGGACCAAAGATACTGGACACTGCTTGAAATGCTGATAGTAACTTCTGTGCATCGCTGCCTCTACCTAACGCCTCAAAGCCTGTAACTATGACTGGCTCTACAGTTCCCTTAGGTAGTGCTGGTAGCTTCTTCTGCTTCTCCAAGCTAGCGATAATACGCTTAGCTAATGGGAGCTGAAGCTCATGTGATAGAAGACTATAGATACCACCAAGGGTAGTCTCTAGCTCGTTAGCTAGGAACCTGATCTCTTCAGCAGTAACTCTTTCAGCATCTCTTTGTACACTCTGGTTTAATAAAAATGCAGCAGCAAGCCTACGCTCTGTCGTGTCGATTGTTTCTCTAGCAACTCGGAAGTCATTGAACTTGTCTAACTGCAATACTGATACATCGTCTGCATTCCCCTGTCTTACTGCTAGGTTAGGGGCTTGTGATATAGTCTTAGGCTTGGTTGTTCCGTTAGGACGTACAAGGAAGATAGCTCTTGCAGCTGCTGCAGAACCTTCAAGGATAGCTTTGCTTAAACCTTCTAAGGCTCTTAAGTCTCCTAGATACTCTTCAACGAAACCCCTACCATAATCTTCTCCATCAATTCTAATAAACCTTAAGGCAAGGTAAGGACTCTTCTCATGTGGTACATCACTATCAGTACCTGGAATCTTTATACCTTGAACTTCTTGATGGATAAGTACTCTGTCTTTCTTACGTCTTACTACTGTATACAACTCCAAAGGTTTGTCACTAGTATCGGAGTTAGCTGTCTGTGCTTCTTGTGGTGGAGGACGATCAAAGATGTCCTCGAATAACTCCCTACTGATTTCCTCTTTAATGATGATCTCTAGTACTTCACCTTGTGGGTCTCTACGGACACAGTACTGATCAAGGTGGAACACCCTTAGTTTATTATCAGGGTTTACAAATAGTACTGCATTACCAGAGAGAATCAAATGCCTCAAGAGTTCATGAATAGGGACTCTCATTGCCTTGGCTTCTACCTCATCATTAACAGCCCGTTCCATTGAGTTCAATCCTTCTTCAACAGGAGCACGTTCTGCCTCTAATTCTGCTAGAGTAAAGTCATCTATCTGAAACTTAATGAAGGGTGAAGAAGGAGGGAAGAGAGTTAATAAGAGTTTAGCTGCTAGGTTGTTCAAACCTCTAGCACCTATAGCTTGGAAGGGAGTTGGTAACTCTTGATTCTGTACGCCATCTCTAGGGAGAAGGAAAGGTATGGTAACCTCTGCTCCATCCCAAGCTCTGTTTAAGAAACACTGCCTGCTCATGGCTAGGTTTGAATATCTTTTCCCGGCAGTCTTTATATTGTTAAGCAAACTGTAAGCCTCCTGATGCGAACGATGAAGTATCAACGCTTAAGCTTGATACATCAGCTTGTGATAACTTACGTTGTTTAGAACGAGTGACAGCCTCCGCTAGGGAGACAGCAGCTTGTGAGCCACCGCTTCCCGTAGTGCGAATTGCTGGAGAACTGAAATCTTGTTGAGATGCTTGAGGTAGTGCTAGGGCGTATGGCTCTGGAGTTAATGCTGAAGCAAGTCCTCCAAGAGCTGTAGTAGCTACGAAGGAAGTAGTAGAAGGAGCTAGTCCTGTTAAGGTTGATCCCAATTGTAGAGACTGATTAGCAGCTTCTCGTATTGCAATATTCCCAAACGCTGAGTTGGCTGATTGTGCGGCAACTTTACCTGCATTGCCAGTAATTGTTGCTGCTTGCCCTGCTTGTCCTAGCGCACCACCAACCCCTCCACCTATAGCTCCAAACAAAGCAGCTTTACCTGCTCCTTCAAAGAACCCTTTACCAGTGGCTAAGTTCATTACTCCACCTATCCCTACTCCTATAGCAGCACCGATGGCTGCACTAGCTGCGACACCTGCAATCGTGGCCCCTAAAGTTGCCGTAACTGTACCAGCGGCTAGGGCAGCACTAGTAGTACCCATCATCATTGCCGTTACAGCTAGACCACCAGTTACAGGACACATATTACCTCACATATAAATTAGAATTAAATACTAAAA